GTCAATTGATCTGTTGTTTGGCTCCACTCTCCACCCTGAGCAACTGTCCCTTCGTACAATTCTATTCTATTCAATGAAACCCTATCAACTGTTGTGCCTAGCGGTAAGGTGAAGACGCTCGTTCCTGCATAAGTTTCAACTTGTGCGGCTTGTCTAGTAAGACTAAAAAATAATTCTTTGCCCTTGACATAGTCCTCTGCTGTCTCATCTTCTTGAAGTAAATTTGCTTGTACGTTTACTTCGGCACCTGATGCAATTGCGTTCAATTTGACTTGTAAAAGAGTTGTAAAGTCGTTTGATGACAAACCTTTTCCCGCTTCATTATCAACTTTTTGATCATATAACTCTAACGTCATTGCATTAATTAGAGTTATTGCAACCCGTAAAGTATCGCCTAGTCCATCATTGGGACTGCTGGTATTTATAACTACTCTACTCATGGCTTGTTCCAATTAAAATTAGACTTTGCTCTTAACGTACTGGGTGCTGGTCTTTCTGGTAAATTCAATAAATCTAAATAAGTTACCATTCTAATTTCAAGCCCTACCGCTAATTTTAAATAACGATCAGACATTTTTTTTAAGTCATCCGGTGTCTGTTGTGTTTTTTCTGGAGTTACTAAATAAGCGCCATTTTGCGAAACTTTTACAATTCCTAGTTGAAGGTAAAAGGAACAAGTGAAATAGGCTAAAATTATTTCAATGTAGTCATTATACAATAGTAAGTAATTTCCCTGTAATCCTGCAAGGGACGAATAATCCGTAACTATTTTTAAATACAAGGCATCGCCTAATATTCTTTTTATCTCATTATTTTGAGCCATAAAGATAAAAGGTGAAATAGTGTCATTGTCAATATTTGCGTCAAACCCGCTTAATTTTGAAATGCTAGATATGTCTGTTAATAATTTACTCATTTTTTGGTGTTGTTTTTGAAACAATTACTTTTTCCTGACCAAAGTTTACAAAATCAATCTCACAATTAGGATTAATTTTTTTAAATATCAAATTAAAATCGTCTAGCAATATCTCACGCAATGGATTAATCGTTCCTAGATAAAGAGAATCTGTAGCCATTGCTATCTCATCAGCATTACTACTAAACCCGCTACTTCCGGGTCTTGAAAATAAAATGTTCATCGCTTGGTGCGCTGCCATCAACTTAAACTCCGCCGTCTCGTCATAAGTGACAAACTGGTCGTTTCTCCCACGCGGTTCAATTGTATCAATAATAATTGCATCTTGTGGACCATCATTCAAGGAAATTATTACACCGTCACCATTTTTTGTGCCAATATAATCTTCTTTAACTTTTGTTTTTATTTGCTCAACCTCGTCTTCCAATACCATCCCCGCATTATTGACGTTGATGATTGTTTTACCTTGAAATCCTCGTGTAATATGATTTACTGCATCATCGATTAATGCACTTTCAATTTGCGCGCTTTTAAAACCGCTGAACCAATCAGGAAAAGGGAAAAAAGGCTCAGACGATAAAGTTTTAATATGAATTATTTCAATTGCATTTTCGTTTGTATGTCGAGAAAATTTAGGTACAAATGACGGAACAAACTTTGTCTTTTCAGTATAATCAAAAGAATACCAATAGCCAGTGACGTCCATATAGTCAGAGCTCTTTTTATTGATGTCAATCTGTAAACCAACTCTAACAGTGGGTGTATGCTTGATTTTAATTGGTTTGCCTGCAAGGTTTATAACTTGAGGAAATGCACTTCCATCTCGCTTAAAATCAAGACAAATCATTCTAAGATCAGCTTTACTAATAAAATCGTGTGGATTTAAAGATCCACTTTTGTCAATTAATCCATTGCCTACAATATAGTTAACAATTGTCTTAATTATAAATGCATTAGTGGGGCTGTCATCGTAAGAGTCGCGATACTTCTTAAAGTTATTGTTATTCTCTCCGTTTAAAGTGTATTTTTGCGCTAAATTAGCCTTAGTAATACCCTTATCGTATGCTGAATGTTCGGTATATAATACTCTTTTATTAGCCATTTAGTTGTAGAATTTTGTATTTAAAATCTTAGAGTAGTTTTGCACGCTTTCTGTTTCCCCTACGATTAAAATCTTGCCTAAAGATACTATTTTTTCGCTAATACTTTCAATTAAAGTATAGCTAATTTTATCGCCAACAAATGATATTGGGAAAGTTGCAAAAGTAATCTTGTAATTTTCGTTATTTAGCAATGTAACTGTCGCTATTATCTGGCTCGGTAACTTTGTATTTTCGTTAATTAGCAAGAATCTAAGCTGTTTCGATAGGTCTAGAGCGTATCTAGGCACTATTTCAAATGATGGGGTTAAGTTTTGTCTTAGTATGTCCATGTGTTAAATAAACTAAATTAAAAAACGCGCCGTAATATACAGCGCGTTCTAATCACGCAATAAGTCCCTCCTTTAAACTATTGGCAATAATGCTGCATTGTATGCCGTTACTCCAGCTGGTGCTAAGGTATATGCTAAATCAATTTCTTTTGAATTAATTGTAACAGTAAATCCTTGAGAATCGGATCCGCTTACTAATGTCATTACATCGCATCCGTTTAAAGATCCAAGCACACGAATAACTCCGTTGTAATCTTCAATAAATATAGTTTTTAAAATCCCTGAATCTGTTTGAATTTCATTTCTTAAAGTCAGATCATTACCCGGAATAAAAAAAGTATTGACACCTTCATATTCGTTGGTTCTTGTTGCTACGTCAAACGTTCCTGTCTCAATTAAATTATTGGCAGTTGCTCTAACCTCTACTCTGGCGATAGATAACGCGCCCATAATTGCAGGTAATGCAACAACACCCGCTACAGTATTTACTACTGGAGTTGATGCAAGAAACGGGGCAAAAGATACCGCTTTTATACCTTTCATCGGAGCCTTTCGGCTTATTAATCTTGATTTTGTAAGGCTCATGTTATAATGCTTTTACGTAAATGTTCACGGTTGCTTTATAAGATACCGCTGCATTTGTTAGATAATTTTGATCATTAAAATTTCCTACTTCAACATTTGTTGTAAGCGAAATTAATTGTCCGTAAGTTGTTACCGTTGCTGTTGCTAAAAAATCCAAAGCAATTAAATCGACAATTTGCTTATTAATTCCAACGGTTGAATTGTTAAAGATGGCTAGCATTGTTGCCTGCGGAGTTGCCGCTTCAACTGTTGTTTTTGCTATATTTAACGTTACCGTTCGAACATATTCAAAATCGCTGAAAGCCGCCACCGTTGGTCTTGTGTAACCTGCGGGTATTTGTAAATCGGATAGGGAATTGAACGCCCCTAAATTTGAAATGGCCATATATTTTTTGGTTTAAAAGGGGTAATTTTCATACCCCTAATTAATATTATCCTCCGTAAAGAACACCGTCAGGGTGCGACATTACAGTAGCATCTAAGGTGTAAATCGTTCTCACAAACATTACATCGCTGTCGTTCGCCACTTTTCCAGTTTCAAATGAAGCAACGTCCGCCAAAGAGTCCGTGCTCAAAAAGATAACTGACGGTCTTTGAACGTACACGAATCCTGTTGGAAATGGTACAAACTCGATAACAACCCCATTAAAGGAAATTACTTCTGCTTTTCCAACTCCTGTAACTAAAAAGTTCACTTGTTGCGCTGCACCTACTGCATTGTTTGCAGTTAAGATTAATTGCCTATGCTCATAAGGTGCGTACATTACTGGTAATTCAGGAGCTTCAAAACTTTCAGGCTTAATTTTTACAAATATTTTTCCGTACTCAGCAGCAATGTTTCCAGATGTCAAAGTTGTTCCTGCTACCTTAATGTAGGCTCCCAATGCTGTCTCATCAAATAAAACTCTTGACAAAACACCGTCTACTCCTGCTGGATCAGCTGTATATCCTGCTACTGCTGCTTTTGCAGATGCAGAAATACTACCTTGTGCAGCACCAGCTGTTAATCCCGCAATTGATGCTTGAGCACCTGCAGAAAATGCTGACCAGAATTTTAATTGAGCATCTTGTGATGTCTTAGGACCTGTTAATTGTAGCACCTGAGTGTTAAACTCGTTGCTATCAATGTTAAACGCTCCAGATGCCATGTCTCTGTTGAAACGAGACTGTCTTAATGCTTCCATCTTAAACGTGTACTTGTACTCGATTTTTTTAGGATTAGCGACACGGTCTCTTAAAACAGGCCCACCGCTTGAAGCTAATGCTTCTCCTGTATAGGCTTGACCTACTACAGTTACTGAAGTTTCCGTGATAATTGTTGATGCTTTCACGTCATCGGCAAAGTTTACAATACCTTTCTCAACCGTTTTATTGGCAAAAAAGATTTCTTGAATAATTGGGGAGACTGCTTCTCCCCTAAGTGCTACTGGGCTGTAAGTTAATGCCATAGTTGTCTAATTTATTTGTTTTTTTTGTCTCTGTATCTTTCTAACGCGCTCATTTCCTCAACGTTTTTACCGTCAGAAGCTGGCTTTAACCCCTTCTTTAACTCTTCTGTCATTTCAATTGACACCTTTTTAATGGCGGCATTTTCTTTTGACATCATAGTGTTACCTTCTTTTAATGATACAATTTGCGCTTTAAGATCATTATTCTCAGCCTGCAAATCATCCATCATTTTTGTCATGTCTGGCTTAGCTTCTTCCTCTGCATCTTCCTCCACAAATGGAACCGCGTCAATAACAAATCCGTTCTCGTCGGTTGTCATTACTAAACCATCAATTGTTTCGGTAATACTTGCAAATGGCACCCCGTCAATGTCAGTAAGCAAACCACCAATTTCTTTTTTGTCTAGGTAGTAAGCTTTCTCCCCCACCATGTACATGTCGCCCAAGGCTTCCGCCATAAGGACCTTCTTAACGCGTGCGTTAAATTCTTCGTCTGTCATTTCTATCTTTTTTTCTTCTGTTAATACTGGTTCTAAATAAGCTTCAATCGAAAAGCCTTGCAATTTTCCTGATTTTATGTCTGCCCAAACTTCTGGATTGTCAACTTTTTGCGCCATTACAAGATCACCTTTTCTAACATCCATTCCAATAACTGCCGCCTTGTCTCTTTCCGCATCCATTACAATCCAACTTTCAAAAATATACATGTCACTTCTAATCTTTCCATCATGGTTAATAGTAGCTCCATTGTGACTGTTATTTTTAAAAAAGTTTTGCTGCAAATTCTCAACTGTTTCCTCGCTGTAGAATACCATTGCGGGCTCTCCATTTATGTCTTTTCTTGGAATTAAAATGTTTGGACGCATTGCAACTGAATAGATTACTTGCTTTTCTTCGTCAGCAAATTGCAGTAATTTAGATTCGTCGTCAAACATTACTAGAGTAGTTCTTGTCGCTGGACTTTCTACCGTCGACATTCTAAAAACTCCTGTCTCTCCTTTAGTATATTGTAATTCGTATTTTTTCATAATAATTTTTAACAAAAAAAAGCCTGCCCGAGTATCAAATCAGGTAGGCTTTTAATTCACAATTTAAAAAACAATAGGTAAAATGCATCTTCACATTTTTTTGGATATGTAAATATAGTTATAATTTGCAAACTATACAAAAAAAAACTCTATAAAATTAATTATAGAGCTTTTGTGTTATTTTTTTAATTCAAGGAAATTAATTTTATTTTTATTTCCTACTAAAGTATTATACTCTAGTTCAATCTTTAAAGAATTTAGTATCTTACCAGCAGTGTTAGCTAGTTCCTTACCATCTTTTAATTCCATTTCTTTAGACTTCATTTTATCATAATTGTCTAGTAAACTGTTTCTTAAATCTGTGATGTTTTGCATAATCTTTTTGTTTTAATTATTATTTTTTGAACTTCTATTAATTCAGGTGTTACTTCTTCTTTTTTAAATCCTTTTTTAGTTAGTATGTATTTTAGATAACCATCTTTTAATTCTTTAACCCATAAATCATTGTAAGCTTTTACAATTTCAGGATTTGCTTCCTGCCATTTTTTTTTAAGTTCTTTAAGTTTTTCTGAATTATTTTCTCTATATTTTTTTTTATTTTTTTTAGCTTTTTCTGGATTTTTACTTATCCATTTTTGCTGTCTAATCCTATTGGCTTCTTTTGCTTCTGGTCTTTCTATGTATTCTTTACTGTATTCAGTAAAACATTTTTTGCACTTAGATCTCAATCCATATTTACCAGTTTTTTGTGCATTAAAATTATGAAGATTAGCATCTAGTTTTAAATTACATTTAGTACATATTTTAATTTCCATAAGTTATATAAATTATAAAAGCACCTCTATAAAGGTGCTTTAGATTTTGAATTGAAACGTATGTCTTTATACGTTGGTACAAATATAAGTATAAAGTATTATTGTAAACAATAAC